CATACATTTTGGCGATCTTGCCCGTGGTGTAGTCATACACCTGTTTTTCGAAGCGCTGGTCGGTTTCCAGCAGATCGGCGACATGATCCGCACAAAGGACGAGAATACGGCCCTCCTTGGGAATTTTCAGCTTGTCGAACTTCTTTTTCAACGCTACGATGTCCGCGCGGGTCAGCTTTTTGCGGCCATCGGCCGTAGCCTCGCCCGAAGTCAGGATCACCGGGGTTTTGTCTGCATTCTCCGCAGGTGCCAGCGCATGGAATACTTCTTCTCGAAGAACTGATCCTTGTGCTTCTCAATAACAAGGGCCATCTTGTCGTAACTGATAGCGTGCAGTTCATCGTCGGTAATCGGCGTAGGGCGCGACTGGAATTTGTCGAGCTTCACGGCCTTGTCACCATCGGGCAGGTCCTGTACGGTCAGCGGATAGGTCGTATTGTTCACCAAAATTTCCGGATCGGCACCTACGTCGACGAAGTGAATCGCATCGTTTTTTACATAAGAATCGTAA